CATATTTCCCAGCAAATTCTCCAGCATACGTTGTTGTAATTGATAAACTCATTTTTTATTTGTTTATTTTGTTAAATATTCTATTTCTTGTTGTGTTCTTATTCCCTTTTTGAGAATAAAGGTTTAATTCTTTTTTGTCAGATAAGTTTTCTGGAGTATGTGTAATTCCTTCAACTTCTTCAGCAGATAATTCTACTTTATCTTCCTTTACTTCTGATAACTCAACTACTTCCTCTGCAACAACTTCTGTTTTAGATAATTTTAGTTCGTTGATTTCAGTTCTTAGTTTTTCAATCTCTGAGAAGAACATTTCTTCTGATATTGATTTAACTATCTTCTTTGGAGATGCAGTTTCTGTTGATAATTCTTCTTCTTCAACTTCTTCTGCTTCTGTTTCTGCTGGTGCTTCTTCTTCAGCACTTGCTTCTTTTACTTCTCCAATGATACCTTCTTCTGAAACAATAATAGTTTTACCTTCTGCTTCATACTCTCCAACTGGTACTGCAACTCTCTCATCGTCTGCAACGACAAAGATTTCTGCACCAGCCTCAAATACTTCAGCTTCTAAGATAGCACCATTATCTAGCTTCATTTGCTCCAGCTTTACTTCTAATCCAAGTAAAACTCTTGCTTTGTTTAATAATGTTCTGTCTGTGTTCATATTTATATAATAAAATTTAAGATTAATTTTGTATTTTCAGTTTTTATGATATATTTGCTTTAAAATTAAAACTTAATAAATGGAATCAATAATTAGTCAGTTAAAATACGATATTCAACAAATTGAATCAAAACTAAAAGCTATTAAAAAAGCAGAAAAAGAAATGTTATCTTTAGGGAATACACCAGCTTTTGAAACAAGACAATTAGCTATTGATAATTGGCAAAAAGAAATTAAAGAACATAAAAATATGATTGATATTTATTACTTAAAGTTTATAACTTTTTAACCTATTTTACTTTCTAATTTTTTTGCTTCCTTAAACTCATCATCTATATCTTTAGATGTATTAATTAATGCTTTAGCTGAATTATAGAAATCTAATGAATTTGGCTGAACACCTAGCTCTTTTGCAATAGACTCCATTTCCTCTACTGCTTTTTCTAAAATAAATGTTTTAGTTTTAAATTGCTTATATTCATTTTCTATTTTAGAAAATTTATCTCTAACTTTAAAAAGTTCGCTATACCAATCATTCATTGTATTATCAACATTTTTTCTTTGTTGTTTATGTTCGTTATATGCTTCTTTAACATCTTGCATTATTCCCAACTCAACTTTCTGCGTTGCTAACTCAACTTTTGTTTCTTCTGCTAGTTTCTTAAAAACTCTTTTCTTTGTACTCATAATTATATAATAAAATTTAAGATTAATTTTGTATTTTTAGTTTTATTAAAATGGATTTATTCCATTTTTAATTAGTATTTCTGCCCATTGTTCTTCATTGTCGTAATAGTCTATTTCAATCCAAGGAGTTTCTAAACATTGGTCTGTCAAAATAGAAGCAAATGCTTTTATTTCTGTTCTAGTATTATCCCAGCATATAAACCAAGTTTCATCGGTTGGGTAGCAAATACTTGTATTTTTTAATTCAATCATATTTATTTATTTATTTATTTAAGCAACACCTCCATCAACTATTGACCATCCAAAATTACTTACTAATGATGCCCTAGCAGCAGCAGCAGTTCCCCCACTTGTGTATTTTGAACTTCCAAAATTAGTTGAAATACTAGCTGTATATCCACTTCCATTTGGATATGTTGCTTGTAATTTACTTTCTAAATTTATCAATGTAGCATCGTAATTAGCAGTTGATAAAGTTGCTCCACTTAATAATACAGACATATCTGTTGCACTACTAACATCCCAATTTAAAGATTGATTAAAATTAGTGTTTTGAAAAAGCATTCTATTCATATTTGTAACATTTGAAACATCCCAATTTCCAATGGGTTGATTAAAAGCAAATGCTTGAAAAAATGTTCTATTCATATTAGTAACACCACTAACGTCCCAACTACTTATGTTTTGATTGAAAGATGAACATAAATAAAAAGCTCGTTCTAAATCAGTCACATTTGTAAGGTTTGGAGCATCCGTAAACGAACCAGTTAAGTTTGAGCATCCATAAAAAGCATTTCTAAAACTTGACCAAGCAATATTACCCCATTGTTTGATATCAATTAATTTAACCTTATTTGTAACGTTATTATTAATGTAAATTCTTGGAAAAGTTCCACTTATTGACACATCATAATCTCCAGCGTTAACGAATGTTATTGTCTTAGCTCCAGATAAACCAGTAAATTCTTGACCATCAGAGGTAGTTAAATCGTAATTATATCCAATTCCAAATGTAGGAATGGTTATGGATTCATTACTTGTTGTTGTTCTCCAAGTAGTAATAAAAGTTGTTGTGTCTCCACTTGAAAAAACTTCATTACTACCTAAATAAGCTTTTGATATTTCATTGCTTCCTAGGTATATTTTTGATATACTATCACTTCCAAACTTTATAGCCATATTATCCGACTATTAAATAAAACGTTGTTGCTACTGGACTTCCAGCATCATATTCTGCTTGTGTCAAACTAACAACATTGTAAACTAAATCGCTTCCAGTTGGTTCTGATGTAGTTGTTGAGTTAATAGTATTAACTTCTGCACCAGTTTCAATTCCTCCTAGCTTTGTACTTGAAGCACTATCAAAAGAAACTTTAGCAGTATTTGCTACAACATCTGTATTAGCAGATACTAATGCTTCGGTATAACCTACCTTAGCATTGTTAGTTGTTATATCACTAGATTGAGTTGGTGTTATTCCTACCTTAGCATTATTTGTAGTAATGTCTGTTGATTGTTGCGTTGTAATGCCAACTTTTGCAGTATTTAAATCTATCTCAGATTGTTTTGCTATTAAATCATCTGCAATCGATACAAGATTTCCTCCAACTCTAGCAGCAGTGTTTGCTCCAGTTGTTGTTTCATCTCTTATAATTATTGCTTCACTTTTTATACTCATAATTTATTAATTAAATGTTGTGTCAAATGTTAAACCAAAAATATCACTTGGTGTTGCTGGTATTGCACTTATTCTACCGATTCCTTGTTTCCAATACTCTGGAGCATTACAATTTTTATTATTATCTCTACAATCTATTGAATAAGTATTTTTACATTTACAATATACTGCTCTCATTATGATAATAGTTTTTTAAGTTCTTCTAGTTTCTCTAAATCGTCAAGTTTTCTTATTGCCCAATTAACACCAGCAGTACCACCCCAAGCATCCCACATAAGACCACCACACCCTTCTGAATAAGGTACGTCTTTATGTTGTTGATGTCTTTTAAATGATGCCATTCTTGCAATTGTATCTCTGCTTATTGGCTCTCCTTTTGCTAACTGATTTGCTCTTGCTTTTCCAGTTGCCTCTCCACAACTTCCCCATCCATTTTTCTCTACCCAAGCTAATGCTCTCTTTGCATTGTTTGTTGCTCCTTGTGGATAGTCTGTATATGATGCTAATTCTTCTTCATATTGTTTTGGCTTACTATGTGTCCAGCCTTTCTTTGTGTATTTATCGTGTTCTTCTTTTGTCATTATTTCAACACTCTCACCAGTCTTAGGGTCGTACATAGTGTGAGGATATTGCATCAAGTGTTCTTTTAATTCTTCGTTTGGTCTTTCCATCTTGTCAGCAAAGTAGCCCTCTATTGAGAAACCTTTTACTTTACCAGTCTTTACATAGTTATTCCATACATCTTCATTCTCTACCTTAACACTACCCATCCAAGTACCAACTGGTACATCTAAACCATATAAAGCAGTCTTGTCTTTCTGTTTATCTTCTACAATCCAACTTTCAACAAGTGTTAAGCCTTGTAATTCTGAATTGTGTTCTAGTGTTGAATTAGATTGGTTACCATTTTGTAAATACATTTGAGATGCTTTTGCAACAGTCTTTTCAGAAAAGAAAATGTAATATTCATCTTCTCCAGACTTTCTGTAAATAGGTTTCTTTGGTATAAGTAAAGCACCCATCAACAGACGTTTCTCTTTGTCTATTTCAGCAAGTTTTATTTCTTGTGTTTTAAGTGCAACAAAATCTGATTCAATTGCTGGATTCTCAACAACAGAAATAGCCTCTACTCCTATTGCTTCATCATCATCTAAAATTAACTCTATTAGTTTCATATTTATATAATATTGTTTTAGTGTTATTTTATATTTTAATCTCCTAAACTTGCATCATCAATTATATTTCTATCCATACTTTGAGCAGTTGTTACATCGTTTGCTACAACATAGGCTTGTACTGGTTGTTGTGATTGTCCTCCAATAGCAGATGCCAATTGGTCTGTGGAACTTGCACCAACTACATTAAATGCTGGAGGTATTGATAAAGCAGCTTGTGATGGAGTTATACCACCTCCACCTCCAGCTCCACCTAAAC